ATAAATGGCGATTACACGCTAAGAGTTCAGATTACGCCTGAAAAAGAAATGGTAATTACCCGATCAAGCCACGATGAATACGGAGCTAGTTTTAGATTTGAGTTATCACCTGAACAGGACTATAATCCTTACGAGGAATAACTAAATAAACTTTCATTAGGCATACCGAAACCTAAACCTAGAAGTCTTAGTTTTAGGTGGAGAACCAGAGGTGTTCTTAGAACCGATGTTGGTGGTATGGGGATTACTACCCTGAAAACCTAGTGAAATCCGACCAATGTAAGTCGCTAAACTACGCTTGTTCCTTAGCAAGAGAAAAAACTAAGGGTCTTGACTACCAGACCTAAAAATGTAGCCCTATTGGAGTTGATGGTAAGGCTATCCGGTTTTCTTTTTTTGTATTTTATTCTCTCTCCCTAAAAGAAAAAAATGCTAAACCTGAGTAAGTTGATAAACTGCTCACCTAACTTCTTAGAAAAGGAAATCTATGAAATACGATCTATACGCCAACGAGGAAAATAACTTTATCCCTGATGTAGTCATCATCAAAGTTGAAGGAGCTTGGCTAGAAAATGCTGGCAGACAGATTTGGTTTGAGTGGCGAGGAACTGAACAATGGTGTCAAATGGAAATTGACGAGGGCTTTTGGCTAATCACCAACATAAAATACACACCGGATTTTGAGGAGTGGCTTGACGAGAACCTAGACCAATACGACAGCTTAGAGTTTATGTTTGACCTAAATGACCTAGTGCCGAACCACTACAAGATAGAGCTTGATAAGTGATCAACTGCGAAACCTGTAAGGGCAGACCCCTAGTTTGTAAAATGTATGCTCACGCTAATCGGTGGTATTACTTCTGGTGGTGGCGTGGAGTTGACAGCTTGTTTTGGAAAATCCATCAAAAACTTTGTAAAGAAATTTGATTTATTCTTGGTTATCTGCTAATTTGGAAACATAACCCGAATGAAAGGAAAATAAAAATGGGTATGGATGTTTATGGAAAAAATCCAAAAAGCGAAAAGGGAACTTACTTCCGTAGAAATGTATGGGGTTGGAGACCACTCTGGGACTATTGCGTAGATAGATACGAGGACTTAGTTGGTGATGTTTCAGGACACTACAACGATGGCGATGGCTTAGACGATACAGGTTCATTAGAACTAGCTAAAAGAATAAAAGCCGATCTAGCAGACGGAACAGCAAAAACTTACATAACAGCAAGGAACATCCACCTCTCTATCCTGCCGAGAGAAACTTGCGAACTCTGTAAAGGAACAGGTATTAGAACCGATAAGGTTGGCGTGGAAAATGGTATGCCTGAACGAAAGCTAGAACCCGAAATGGCTATTTTGCTAGGTAGAGAACAGGGTTGGTGTAATGGCTGTAATGGCGAGGGTAAAAAAGATAGCTGGGAAACCAACTATGACCTAGAACTTGACGATCTAAAAGAGTTTGCCGAGTTTCTAGCCGATAGTGGAGGATTTGAAATTTGCTAATGAAACCACTACACTAAGACCATAGGCTTACGCCTGAACACCTAAGCAAGTGTCTAAACTGCTTACCAAAACAACCACCAATTAGGAGCAAAATGGAACAAAAAATAAGTGTTGCTGGATTAGTAGCAACAACACCAAGACACCTAGTAACAGCAGACGGATTAGACATTGTTAGTTTCCGTCTAGCGTCTAGCAGTAGAACCTATGACCGAGCAAAAGGTAGATGGGTTGATGGCAATACAAATTGGTTCACTATCACAGGGTTCAAAAGCCTAGCAATTACTACGAGTGAGAGTGTTGGCAAAGGCGATAGAGTTATCGTCATTGGAACTATCAGAGTTAGAGATTGGGATAATGGCGATAGAGCAGGAACTAGCGTTGAAATTGAAGCTGACGCTATTGGACACGATCTAAATTGGGGAACGAGTAAGTTTGAGAGAACTATTCCTAGCAGACTAGACCCTGAACCAGACCGAGAAGATTTGACCCTAGAAGTTTAGGGACAGAAAAGAATTCGTCAAGCTAAAAACTTGGCGAATTTTTTTTGCCGACACGCTTGACTTACCGATACCGATAAGGAACAATAGAACTATCCCGAAACTAAGGAGAAAAAAATGGGAGAACAAAAGCAAGCTCTAATTATCAAAACAACAGGCGAAACCGAAGTTGTAAGTTTCACTAACGAAACCGAATACGACACCATAAAGAAAGCTGTTGGTGGATACATTGAGATAGTTCGGCTATCGCCAACTATTATTATGTGGGTAAATGAGGAGGGGAAACTAGATCGCTTACCTTACAACCACAAAGCAACTGCTCTATGGAATTACTACATTGGCTCTACCGATGTAATGGTTGGTAGTGTAGTTATTACAGGTGGAACTGATGATGAAGGTTATTGCCTAAGTCTAAGCTTGACCGACAGCAACAAAATCCAAACTCTAACAGGCTCTATCGGTCAGGCAACAGAAACCGATTTGGCTCTCTACGAAAAGACTATGGATTTCTATTCATAGAACTTGACCAAGTTATCGGTGTTGTGATTAGATAGACAAAGCAACACCGATAACATCAAGAACAGGAAATCAAATGAGAATAGATTACGAGCTATCAAGAATAGCGATCTGGAAAGTAGAGAACGCTAAGACAAAGTTAGAACTTACTTATTCTGCCGAGTATGGAGCAGAGATAAAAGCAAGCTTGACTTACCGAACACTAGGGGGAGAGTGGATAAAAACGATCAGGTATTACAACCGAGCCGAGTGTCTAATGGATTTTGCTACCCTAATCAACGATAAAAAACTGATCAGGGCAGTAGAGAGAACCAAGCAGTATCAAAGCTATTTAGAGAATAGTTAGACACACCGAAAAAATAAATGAAAATAAACTTGACTTAGATTAGAGAAAAGACTAAGTTAGAAGTATTGGAAGTTCCAATAGCCGAAATCGGCACAGAACTAAGGAAGTAAATAAATGGAAAATCAAGAACCACAAGAAGTAAAAATCACAAGCAAGAAAGCAAAAGAAGCTTACGCTTTACTAAAAGCCATAAAGGAACAAATGGCAGAGTTGGAAAAGCAGAAAGCACAGGCTAACGAAATCTTGGCACAGGCTCTAAATGGTGCCAAGCGTGGAGTTGTTGCTGGACAGGGATCGTTCATTATGGCAAGTGGTAAAAACACTAGTTTTGACCGAAACCTGATGAAAGAGAAGTTTCCGTTGGCGTTCCAAGAGTGCCTAAGAACTACGGAATACGAATACATCAAGCTTGTCTAACAAGAAGTAGTGATCCCCTAATAAACCACACCGAGAGTTTGGATTAGGGGATTTACTTTTTACCGAGAAAAGTGGTAAGGTAGAACTACCACCGAAAATGAAAGTAGAAAAATGACCAAGTATGTAAAACACCTAACCAATGATGAACTACTACAACGCCTAGCAGACGAGTTAGTCCAGACACACAAAGAAACGGGCATAGACTTAGGCTATTGGGAAACAGCAAGGGAAGTTGTAGAACGCTTTTACAGCGTAGAAGTAAAACTAACTATCAAGAAAGCAAAGAAAAAATGACCGAACAGGAAAAGCCGAAAGGCGATTTTAGTGATCCAAAAAGTTTCTATTTCAATGACTACCTAAGCAACCACATAGGACACAAGCTTGAAGTTGTTGAGTATTGTTGTGGAGTGTGTGGAAAGACCACCGACTTTATGCTCCGTTGTTTCCAAGATGACATAGATGATACTTGTTTCAACGACCCTGCCGGTATTGCTAGGGAGTGGGTAAAACCACATTGCGAGTGTAATCATAGCCCTTGGACAGCAGACAAGATTTCTAATCTAAAAGAAAACTTGACAAAAAGTAATCAAGCCGAGTAAAGTGGAACTACCACCGAAAAACAAGGAGTAAAAAGTGGAACTAAATGAAACTGAACAAAAGACCATAAAGCGTATTTATGACTTTTACAACTCAAAAGAAATCAACGCTGATGAAGCTTTACAAAAGTTAGAAATGCTGATCAACGAAAATGAAATCTGTCAGGGTTGTCTAGCCGAGATTACCGAAAGTAATCCACTCATTGACGCTGAACGCTATGCTGTAAGCGACAAAATCGGTTATTGCGATAATTGCTATGACCCGACACCAGACTAAAAACAAGCTTGGCAGTTAGTCCCCCCTAACACTACTGCCAACGAGCAAGGGTTTCTCTCATTTCTCCCTTGCTCCACACCTAAGCAAGTGTATAAAAGGCTTATTTTTATTTAGAAAACACACCGAGAAATAATCTTGACTAATCTTAGGAAGTTGTGGTTAGATTAGTTAGCACCAAAAAAAATAAACCACCGAAAAAGGAGAAACAAAAATGGGCGATAGAGCAACTATCCACATCACAAGCCAGAGCTTTAGTTCACCGATAGAACTTTATGGGCATTGGTCAGGCACAGACAACGCCAGAGCAGTCGCTAAGGTATTGGAGAGAACCGACAGAATTGGAGATGCCAATTATCTAACAGCACAGGTATTCTATGAATACGCTGTAATGCTAGGTGGTTATACAGGACACCTAAGCTTTGGAATTAGAGCAACTAACGCTGAACCTAGCGACACTTGGGATGATAACCCTATTGTTATCCTAAATGCCGATACAGGTTCGGTTGAGTATGACGGACAGACTTACACAGCTAATCAGTTTGCGTTAGCGTATGCCGATAAGGTAAGTTAGAACTACACCGATAAAGGTGGTAATCCAAAAGGGTTATCACCTTTATCACTAACAAGGAGAACCAATGAAAACACTTGCCGAATTCAAAAGAGTATTGGCTGAACCAGACATCACGCTAACTATCATCAAATACCTAAACACCAAAACAGGTGCCGAGATGAACCACAAGTTTCTAAATCAGGTTAGAACTATCGGGAAACTACAAACCAACAGCGTTGCCCTAAAAGACAAGACAGGGAAACTATCGTGGTTAGATCTAAATAAAGCTAGTAAGTGGAGTTTCACCGAGAACATAGCAACTTTCGCTGATGAGTATGTAATTCTGGTTTATCGGGTTGAGAAACACGCTGAATAAGCTTGACTATTCCCGAACAGGTTTAGTAAAGTGAGAATAGTTAGGTAAAGTGCCTAACCTAAATGAGAGTAAGGAACTCAAATGAACACAACACTTATCGCAGTAATGCCATTGGTTTATCTGGCTATCGTTGCTATTCCCCTAATCGTCATAGACATTAGAGAACACCGACTACCTAACAAGATTATTCTGCCATTTATCGTTATGAGTTTGGTTGCCGACTTAGTTGCTAGTTTCGCTGGTGGAGAGTGGTGGAGATTAGGACTAGCTTTGGCAGTTGCGTTCGGTATCGGTATTGCTGGTATGTTTGCTAACTACTATGACTTACTAGGTATGGGGGACATCAAGTTATTCTTTGGTAGTTCCCTAGTAATCGGCTGGTTTGTCTGGTGGTTGCCGGTGGTATTGGTAATCGCAAGTCTTATTTCCGGTATTGTCGTAACGCTTTATCAGGTATTTATTCGTAAGGCTAATGCTGGAACTAGCGTTCCACTAGGACCTTATACTATTCTCCTAGCCCTAATCATTGGGACTTACGGAGTTATGAGTATCTAGGGAAGTAAGCCGAACCCCTTAGCCTAAATGGTTAGGGGGTTTAGCTTTACCCGAAAAAAGACGATCTGGTGAAACCCGACACGCCAAAAAATAGTTGCCGATAAACTTGACTATTTCCATACGGAGAGAGTAATCTGGAAGTAGTTAGGCAAACGACCTAACGGAAAATGGAGATGTAAAAATGTTTGATTATGACGCTTGGAAAACAGGGGGATACGGAGATGACGAGAGAGAGATTATCGTCAGCTTTGAGTGTGGTAAGTGTGAAGTTGAGAACGAAACCGAAGTTGTAGTTGGTGGTAGGTCTGGAGATGTTGATGTTGAGTGTTCCGAGTGTGGAGAAAGCAACAGCGTTAGTTTTGGGGACGAGTAATGAAAGATAGAAAATCTAAAATTGCTTGCTGGTCTTGTGGGAAACTCACCGAAGTAAAATACATTGGTGAGAACACACATAAACAAGAGTGCCAAGAGTGTAAAGATTGGCGAGCCGAACGCTATGCTGTATTGTATGGAAACACCGAAAAAGAAAGATCTAAAAATGCTAAATAGAATTGCGAGATTACTTAGGGGAATTAGTAAAGTGCTAATGACCACAGGACACAGACTTAGTTGGTATGCTAACAAGCTTGACAGCACAGCAAGAAAACTTAGAAACGCTAGAAAATAAACTTGACAAAGTTTCCATACAGCAACTAAACTAAATACATCAAGACGAAAAGAGGTGAAAAAATGGGAAAAAAAGTTGATACTTGGACTTGGTTTATTGCTCGCTACGAGCAACAGGGATACAAATCTCTAAACCAATTCGCTATCGCAACAGGCTTACAGAAGTCTAGCCTTAGCCGATACTTTCATAATCAACGACACATTCCGTCAAATACTTTGGCGGTGCTATGTCGTGAGCTGGAAGTATCTCCAACTGAATTACTGATCGCAATTGGCGAGAAAGTAAAGTAAGTGCCGAACCCGAGCAAGTTCTAAAAAGGCTCAACTAAAAAACTAATAGAAAGTTGCTGTGAAGTTATGAAAACATTTTTGTTGTTGCTAGGTCTATGGTCTGCTGGTTGCGGTGTTTATTGGGGGATTATAGTTGAGCATAATCAACGAGCATTACAAATTGGATTTAGTCTGGCATTCCTGATACTATTTGTTGATGTAGTATTGGCAGTTGCCGAGCTTCCTAGATTTATTAGAAAGCGTAATAGGCGTAAATAAACTTGGGAGAGGGTTTCTTTCATTTCCCCTCTGCCGAACACCTGAGCAAGTGTGAAAACTGCTCATTTTTTTATTTGAGACACGCTTGACTAAATTAGATACGGAGTGGTAAGTTTGACTTAGTTAGGTAAATCGCCTAACAGATACGGAGATAAAAATGAAAAAAGCATTAGACAACATTGGGCTTGATAAAGAAAACTTTGAGAGCAACCTTGATGATGGAATTACGATCACCGATAATCAGTGGGAAAAAATTGCCGGTGAGATAGATGGCAGAGTTGAGAACTTTGTTTTGGAACTGCTAAACATTTTGGCAGCCGAAGTCCAAGAAGGAAATTGGGACTAAAAATAAATTGCGACACACTTGATTATTTCCATACGGAGATGCTAAAGTTGGAGTAGTTAGGTAAGTTGCCTAGCAGTTGCGGAGTAAAAAATGGAAAAAAAAGAATACCGAGTTTCTTGGTGGATTGAAATCTACCCTTTTGGCTATGACAGAGATTGCGAACTCAGGAACATTGAACTAATGGGAACTGTCTTTGCCGAAGATGAAGATGATGCTATGGATCAGGTTAGAGAAGATAACGAGATTATTGGACACGATTTTACTGGATACCCTGACCAAGATTACATAGACAGTCACGATGACATCGAGATAGTTTGGACTGGCGATATGTCTGCCGAGTTAGTTCTGGACTTGACTAAGCAGGACTAAGCCCCGACAAGAAAGCCCTCAGTCGCAAGGCTGGGGGTTTTTCTTTACTTGCTGGACACGCCAGAATAATCTTGACTAAATGCCGATAGATGAATTAGGATTTTAGTAGTTAGGTAATTGCCTAATCAAAATAAAGAAAGTAGAAAAATGAAATTACTAAACACCAAGTCAAGTCCGGTCTGGCAGGGAATTATTGCCGATAATGAAAACTGGTTTTCTAAGGCAACGCTGGCATTTTTCGGATCAACTATTTTATGGTCAAGCCTGAAAGAAACTGAACGCGGTCTAATGTTTGTTAGTAGTGAGTGGAACTATGACCAGTCAATAAAGTTATTCACCACTAGGTTAGTTACTGATAACGGCATTGACACTATTGGAGAGTTTGGTCAATACGAAACACTAGGCGAAGCCTTGCGGTCATACTAACCAGATCGTGAAACTGAACCCTTGCCGAAGCTCAGGCAGGGGTTTAGTTTTATTTAGACACGCCAAAATAAAATACTTAGATACTTGACAGAATAAAACTTGCGGTGATAGAGTTCTATTAGTTAGGTAAGTTGCCAAACAGAAATGAGAAAAATGGAAAACTTTTTGGACATCAACAAGGTTGCTAAAATTGTAGGACTGCCAGCAACTAACGAAGTCTGCCCTAGTTGTGGTGAACTTATTACGGCTACTAATCCCCTGATAGATACTGAACGCTATACGGCTAACGACAAGACTGGTTATTGCGAGAACTGCTACGACCCAACCCCTTACTATCCCAAGATAGATTAGGGGGGGGGGGATAATCCAGATCTGGATTTACGACACGCTAAAAAATAAATAAATAAATGTTTGACTATTCCCAGCTGGAACTGATAAAGTTTTATTAGTTAGGAAAAATCACCTAGCGGAAATGAGAAAAAATGTTTTACTTACAGACAACATCAACCCTAGTAAGACTTTCTAATGGAAAGACTTTTACTCAATGTGAAATCTGCGGTAGATGTTATGAGAACGAACACTGGGACAGAACCAAGATAACCAGGAACGACTGGGCTTGGACTTGCCACCACAGCGACCAGGACACCGGAATACTAGATTAGCCTGGTTGCCGATAAGTCCCCTGGTAGAGATACCGGGGGATTTATCTTTACCAGGTGCGACCTGGTGCCAGGATCTAAAAATCCAGGGACAAGCTTGCCAGGATAAATTATTAGACACGCCAGGAAAAGATTTGACTATTCCCGGGTGGAACTGGTAGATTTTTATTAGCCAGGAAAAACCCCCTGGCAGAAAGAAAAAAAATGAACCAGGAACAAATTGAATTGTTTGGAATGATAGCTGATGACGCCGGTATGTCTATTGACTACTGGGCAGACACAGCACACCACGACAACGAGAAGCACACTTACCAGATCACTTTATTACCGGACTGCGTTGATGAAACTGCCGGTGTTGTGAGCAAGACAGTTTCTTACCAGGATTTACTAGACGCTACCAGGAAGCTAGCAACCGGTGAAGTAAGCGTAAATCCAGCTACCAAGTCAGTTTGCCAGGCTATCATTAGCGACCCGGCAGACGTTGATTATGACGCTACTGATACCGATGTTATTGTCCAGGTTGCGATGTTTGGTGAAATCGTATTCGGCTAGACAGCTAAGAGATGTCCCCCTGGGGAGAGCCGGGGGGATTATTTCTATCCTGACCAGGACTGCCAGGCCAAGCTAGCCAGGAGCCAGGAGCCAGGAGCCAGGAGCCAGGAGCTAGATACGGATAATAAACCAGGAACCAGGATCTAAATAATTAACCAGGTCAAGCCGGACACACTAGGTTTAGATTAAAGCCGGTTAGGTTAGTTATTATATGCTTAGATTATTAAGCAACTTTATTTAGTTATACGGAAGGTATAAAATGAAAAAATTTATTACAAGAGCTGCAATTGCTTTACTACTAGCTATTGCCGGAATTCTTTCAACACAGATATCCAGGCTTTATCTAGAGCAATATGTTTTCTTTGATGACAATGCCGAAACCCTGGCTATGTACGCCAGGTGGCAAGTTGGTACCTGGATTTTTGCCAGCCTATCTTTGATCGCCCTGGCCTGGGCTATTGTTTCTACCAGGAAAGATTAGCCTGGAGTACCTGGTTTAATGCGGTAGATTATATAAATCTAAGTTACTCCCCTGGGGCGTGTTCGCCCTGGGGGATTACCTCTATTCGGTATAAGGTAAAATGTATTGAGATTGGAGTGTGCTATGGAAATACCGAGCCCGAAACTTAACGCCGCTTATCAAGAATATAAGAATGGAACTCTTGACCCTAAAGAGCTAACCATAGAAGAAAGTCTTGATCTGCAGTATGAATACTTTTTACATCAAAAGCAAATTAATGATGCCGATGTGATAAAGTTTGTAAAGCTTGTGATGATTGCTTCAGAATCTGAAGTAAACGATCAAGAGTAGCTATTAACAGTGCTACAATCTAAAAATACCGTTTAAAGACGAACGGTTATGGGAGAACCCAACCAATAACGACCGAGTACTAACTCACCTCAAAAATCAGGAAAGGTAGGTCGCCAATGAGAAAGTTCGCAACATTACTAATAGCGGTGGTATTAACCATTGCCGGATGCTCAGCCTCTGCAGCTATAGCATCCAAATATCCAGTAGCGAAAACAACAGAAACACCGGGGGTTGTCGTAAAAACACAGCCGCTATCTGTCAGTCAGTTAAAGCTAATGCAAAAAACATCTAACTTTAAAGAGGTTAGAAATTATGCACGAATGAATCTGATTGTTAGGTATCTGAAGACACGCGTCGGGAAGACATCATATGTTTTCTCTGGCTCGTCAACCAGAGGATGGGACTGTTCCGGAATGGTTCGCTGGACTTATAAACAGTTCGGTATAACTCTTCCTCACTCTGCTAATAAACAAGGTCATCTTGGTAGCCGAGTATCTAACCCTAACGTTGGAGATATCGTTGTATTTGCATACAACGGTAGCACCAACTTCTATCATGCTGCCATCTATATTGGCAACAATAAAATAGTTAACGCTAACTACGCATACGGTACAACTATCATTGAACCGTTATCTAACTACAAACACAGTCAGATCCGCTTTGTTCGTGTTATCAGGCAGCAGAAGAACTAAGGTGGAACGGCTATAAGCTGCTTAGATTCTAGGGAAGGTCTCCGGTTATTACCGGGGGCCTTCTCACTTTTTTGAACACAATGTAGAATTAGTACATACGAGAGGATGATCGATGGATCCAATATATGCATTAGCCATTGCCGTAACTATTACCATAGCTGTGGTGGGTTCAATCGCTCTACTTGGGCTAGCAATTGTTAGTCTTATAATCAATAGAACGGTAGACAATGCCGACTTTATATCTGACATCGAGGAGTGACATGGAAATATTTATTACCCTAGTACTACTAGCACTAGCCGTAGGCTTTGTATCTGCAGTACTATACAGCTATGCAAATCGCAAACGAGCTAAGAAGATCAAGACCGTAACCATTACCATCGAGGCATCCAAGTGTGCTTGCGGTGGCAATTGTGCTTGCGGTAGTAAGAAGCCGAAAGGCAAGAAGGTTCAGCCTTTGCTTGGCGTAGTTGCACCTAAGCTAGAGGACTCATACGGTCCAATAGTTTCAACACCTAAGAAGAAGAAGGCGGTCAAGTAATGCCGGGCTGGTTTATTAAACTTAGAGATATCGTTTGGCCTTCAGTTGCATCTGTAGTGCTTGCGGTAGTCGCTATTGTGCTTGCGGTAGCAAGTGTCGGATCTCCAGTACTCCCAGTTGTATTTGGACTAACTTCGATCTCGATGGCCCTACTCGCTCAGCGGGTATAATAGAGATCTAATCTTACAAAGGAGGCCTTATGGCAGAGAAGAAAACAGATGCGGCTCAAGAAGCCGTCATTGAAGAAGTTGCAGTCGATGAGGCTGAGACTGTCGAAGAAGCGGTAGTTGAAGAGATCGTCGAACCTGTAGTTGAAGAAGCGATAGTAGAAGAAGCGGTAGTCGAACCTAATGCAGATTCAGTTGAGGATCTTAAGTACGCTGTTCCAGTTGCAGTAACTAGAGAAGACATTGAAAACTATCTACCTACTCCTGCTGGGCCAGCTGTAGTTGGAACAGGCGTAGTAGATGACGTGGTGCTATCCTCTTGCGTATACAAGAATGATGCTAACCGCAGATCTCTAACTGTGTATCACGTTCAGCGTAAGCTGATTGAGCTAGAGCTATTGCAAGATGGCCTAGTTAAAGCCGGTTACTATGGTGATCTTACTAAGCAAGCGGTAGCTGTATTCCAAGCTAACAACAACATTGTTGGCGATGGTCTTATGAATGCAGACACTTTTACTGCACTGTTCGAGGGTGACCCGAACGTTCGTGTTGTGCTTGGTTAAGCTATACATTTCAGAGGCGGTCCTGCTAATGCGGGGCCGTTTCTACTATCATGGATGTAGGAGACTAAATGGCTAAAAGTATCATGGAGCAGATCGCGATGCTTCCACCTGAAGAACAGGCTAAAGTACTATCCGGTATGGATGCAGACTCACTCATGTGGGACTGGTCTGTTTGGGGTAGACCAGAGCAGCAAGCACCTGAAGGTGATTGGAACATCTGGGCTTATATAGCCGGTCGTGGTGCTGGTAAGACTAGGACAGCAGCCGAGTGGGTTCGTGAAGAAGCTAAGCACACAACTACAGGGCAGAGACGCTTTGCTTTAGTTGCTCGTACTGCAGCTGACGTTCGAGATGTAATCGTTGAAGGTGAGTCTGGCATTATGAATGTCACTCCACCTAGCGAGAGACCTTTGTATGAACCCTCTAAGAGAAGACTTACTTGGCCTAATGGTAATACGGCTACCTGCTTTACTGCTGATGAACCTGACTCTTTGCGTGGTCCTCAGTTTACTCATGCCTGGGGTGATGAGATCGCTGCTTGGCGACAGACGCCTGATGCAGCCGGTATGACTGCATTTGATAACCTTCGTGTTGGTACTCGTCTTGGATCTAATCCTAAGATCATGGTCACTACTACACCTAAGCGTGTACCTTTGCTTTACAAGCTTATTGAAGAAGCTAAGACCGGTCGTGTTGTGATTACTCGTGGTTCTACTCTTGACAACTCAGGTAACCTATCCGGTGCTTATCTTGATGCTATTACAGGAGTCTATGCTGGAACCCGCCTTGCTCAGCAAGAGATCTATGGAGAGATGCTTGATGACGTTGAGGGGGCATTGTGGACATCAGAGCTTATCGACTTAGGTAGACAAGCTGGTATGCCTTTAGGTACTCCTCTAAGAATCATTGGAGTTGACCCTAGCGTTGCTGAAAACCCTAGAGATGAATGCGGTATCGTTGTATGCGCTGCTAGTTCTGAAAGAGATCTTTATAAGCGTCAAGCTTGGGTACTTGAGGACGCAAGCGTATTAGGCTCACCTACAGTCTGGGCACAGAAGGTCGTTGAGATGGCTCGTAAGTGGGGCTGCCCTGTTGTTGCTGAGGTGAACCAAGGTGGAGCATTGGTAAAGAATGCTATCCATACTATCGACCCGAACATTGTAGTTCTTGAGGTTCATAGTAAATACGGTAAGGCTCTTCGAGCTGAGCCTGTTACTCTTGCCTATGAGCAAGGTCGTGTTCACCATGTTGGCTTCTTGGCAGACTTAGAGTCTCAAATGTATTCTTGGATTCCAGGCGAAGGCAAGTCGCCAGACAGAGTTGATGCATTGGTCCATGCTATGACTGCTCTACTTATCAAACCTCCTTCAGGCTTTACAGGTGGAAAGATTACTGCCCGTTCCATGGGCAGCCGAAAGATAGACACAGGCAGCAAGACTAGCCGATCAATCTTTAGGCTTAGATAAACTAAACCCCCTAGCCTAGTAAGGCTAAGGGGCTTAGTGTCTAAGGATAAATGAAAGTAAAACCTTAGACTTTTGGGGGAAAGATTAGTCCCCCTGCCTATTAGCAAGGGGACTAACCTGACTCTTATTTGTCTAGTATTGGAGCTAGGGCAAATGCTAGGCTAAACATTCCACCAATTAGGATGCCGTTGCTAATTATTTCATTCATAGTTGATGACTGAGTTGCTCCATAGGCTACTAGCAACCCATAGCCTAAGACATAGGCAATTGCTATAACAGGGGTGATAACTATTCCTGCTAGTAATCTTCTAACTACTACAACTGAGGTTCTAACTTCTCTGCTCATTTTTTAGTCCTTATCATTTATTTAGTTAGGCACTTTACCTAACTAAGTCCAGACTAATCTAATGCGGTGAGCTTGTCAAGCGTGTTTCATAACATTTAGATAACAACCTAGAATTTGGATCTCGCAACTAAGGCAGGGCAAGTCAGGGTAAAGAATAACCCCCCTATTGCTAGGGGGGCTATCTATTTATCTAGACTTATCTAAGTCCTAGGCGTTCCTCTGCCTGAGCCTCTAAATAGGCAACTTCCTCAGCATCATTAGTCCCCTGAGCATTTCCAAATAATTCCCAAGTAAAGAGTTCATTGGTTAGTTCCTGAGTTGCCTTGATAATTTCCTGAGCCTTCTCCCAACTATGAACTTCATAGACAGGGGCAACGCCATCAGCAGTAGTGATTCTTAGTGAATAGATTTTCATTTTTATTCCTTTTCATTTTTGGATAGTTAGGCAACTTACCTAACTACTTACTAACTTAGTCCCTATAAGGCAATAAGTCAAGTTTATTTGATAACAATTTGATAACAGAATCTAGCCGGCAATACCGAACCTAATGCCGAACTAACTAGGCAGGGCTAGGCAGAACAAGGCTAGGCTCACAGGCACAGGCTCACAGGCACAGGCTCACAGGCACAGGCTCACAGGCACAGGCTCACAGGGTAAAGAATAAACCCTACCTATTACTAGGCAGGGCTTAGACTTAGTTCCCTAGTGTGTCTTAGGGAATTCCTGAGTTTCCCTAGCCTGAGTTTCACACTGCTCACAGGCGAACTGCTCAGGCTCAGGGTAAGAGTTCCACAAGACAGCCTTAGCAGAGTTGGCACAGCCAAGAGTGTCGCAAGTCTTAGCGTGGTTGTTGTATGAGTTGATGTCTAACTGAGTGATAAACATTTGGAGCCTTTCATTTATTTGGACATTAGGCAATTACCTAACTACTATCTACATTAGGGCAATACGGTTAGACTAGCAAGTTTATTTGATAACTTTTTGGTAAAGCTTTTTGATCGAAATTGCCGAACCTAATGCCGAATTAGACAGGCTTAGGTAGATAGGCACAGGCTCAGGCTCAGGCTTAGATAGGGTTAGGCTCAGGCTCACAGGCTAGACAGGTGAGGCCTGATACGGTGAGGCCTGATACGGTGAGGCCTGATACGGTGAGGCCTGATACGGTGAGGCCTGATACGGCTCAGGCTCAGGCTCAGGCTCACAGGCACAGGCAGAGGCTCAGGCTCAGGCTCAGGCTCACAGGCACAGGCTCAGGCTCAGGCTCAGGCTCACAGGCACAGGCACAGGCTCAGGCTCAGGCTCAGGCTCACAGGCACAGGGTAAGACTAAACCCTGCCTATTACTAGGCAGGGCTTAGGCTTGTTGATTAGGCTTGTTGCCTAATCACAGGCACAAGGCACAGCGCCAGAACAGCAATCGAAACAGGCAGGAACTCCCTGCTCCAAGTGTCTGTCACAGAACGCTTCAGCAGACACCTTAGAACGCTCACAGGCAGACAATCCACACTTGAACTGAGAGTTAGCAGGGGTTAGGTTGCCTGAGTGGTGAGCGAAACACAAGCCTGAGATAAACCTGTTGTCTAGGCAGTTAGCAACTGAGCAGGTGATAGGTGAAACTGACTTCTTAGACTTACTAGCGAACATTTGGAACCTTTCATTTATTTACATTAGGCAACTTACCTAACTAATACAACATTAGCAGTTTCCACAGGATTAGCAACTTTACAAGGCTAATTTAGATTACAATTTGATAACAACTATTCTCGAACACTTGTTCGAAATTTGATCCAAACTTTCGAACACTTGTTCGAAACTGGAAACAAATTCAGGCAAACTGAAATATACCTACTGCCGGATCGCAGGCCAAAGTCAAAAAAAGTTAAGGTATCATTTTTAAATAAAGTACGTAAACTTAGGACGAAAAGATGATACACTAGATCCATGACTAGACGTTTAGCAAGAGATCTTCCTCTCCCCCAATCCGAAGTCGACCTCCTCAACAAACTGGACCGACGTCGACTACTTTCCAGAGTCCACCAGCTCTACCACGCTGGATGGACCCTTTCGGCCATCGGGAATGCCTTCACGCCCCCAAAGGGTCGATCGACTGTCAAGGCTTGGGTAGATCAGAACGACACATACAACCAGATCGACGTCCCTATTCCAAACCCGGAACATAAGACCCCAAAGAATGGCTACCAACGTCTAACCCCTGTTTCTCCCGGAGTTCCTCCGATCACCGCTGAGCAGCTACGCCAACTAGCCCCCGTTGCCCAACAGTACCGAGCTCGCACTCCAAGCGGGTCTCAACCTGCTATCGCAAACGCCCTTATGAACCAGATCATCCGCGATCTACGTTCCATCGACGTCTCTATTGCCGACATTGCTCGTGCAGCTGGAGTTACTCATCGTGCAATCGCAAAACGAGTTTTTAAGCTAGGATTGTGACATGCAAATACTTCACGACGTTTTCCCAGCTCACGTTTCTTTAGTTCCGGCAAACGCTATCACCGACGTCCACACCTTAGTTTCCTATCCGAACTCTCTCGGAAGCTACTACATTCAGACTGCCCGAGTCATTGTTACCGACACCAACATCACCATTGCAGCCGATGCTCC